AGAAACAGAAGTGGTGCCCATCTGAGTACAGTGCGTTTGCATCGCTAGACCCACAATGTGGACAAGCCTCTTTGCATATTAACTCACTGTCTTCATTCATCTTCTTCCCATACTCCCATGCGTATTAGTTCATCTTCGATTTCGACACATGCTTCATCGAGTAAGTGGTACATCTCGATGAGTTCGTTTGAGTCAGTCTCCTCGATGTGTTCGAGTAACAACTCCTTAAGGTTTACTGTTGCTAGTACTTTCATTTATCCACTCCTCAGGTACCTGTTCACCCTCAGCCCAGACGAAACCGTAACGGTCTGCCCACTCAGCACACGTCATCTTGCTACCGTCCTTCCTCTTCTTGGCACCGTGTACCGGGCTGCTTGCGCGTTGAAATAGGAAGCGTATGTCAAGGTCAGGGTGCTGTGCTTTGACAGCTTTCATCTTGCGCTGGGCATCTTGTCTGAAGAAACCCTTCAGCTCTATGTAAATGTCACCAACCAGTAGGTCAGGGTAGTACTGACGCTCTACTGTGTAAGGAAGGTTATGGGGTTCGTATTGAAACGAGACCCCTGCCTTCTCTAACTTGTTGATGACACGTTCCTCAAAAGTCCCCTTCAACTTCGGCATCATCTACCTCACTGTCGAATGGAATATCTTGACGGTCGTCTTTCGCTACTGCTTCAGAGATGTAACCATCTTCTTCATCGAACATTGAGGAGCCACCACCGTATTCAACCAGTTCTAGTACCTGTACGCCTTTCATACGTAGCGACACACCCACTTGCTTGGTGCTTGCCATCATGTAGGGGATGGGTTCGTAAGCTACCTTAATGACAGAGCCATTACCAATAGCAATCTCAGGGTCCATAGGTTTACGCTTTGCATCAACAACGATAGGTTTCTGTGAGTAGACAGAACCATCACGTGCTTGTACCTTAGCCTTGAGTTTGAGCTTGAACTCAATGTTACCAGTCGGGTCACCGTTCTGGTCGTACTCAGGTTCATAAGGTGGTTTTGTGGACAGGCCATTCTTAAGTTTTGGTTTGGCCTTGACCTCTTCAGCGTAGCGTTGTTCTACTACACTGTCGAGGTACTCACAAACTTCTGCTGCCTCTGCTTCAGGGATGAGAAGGTTAACAGAATAAATACCATTGGCATCGAACTTGGTGTCGGGTTCAAAAACCTTTGCCCATAGTGCGTTGCCTTTCATAATCTTAGCTGATTTAGCCATGTATATCTCCAAGTTAGTTTAGTATTGTAACAGTTACGTTAGTGTAAGTGTTACGGTTGGGGCGATAGTGGAACTTTAGGAAAAGAAGTAGTCAGATTGAAGAATACTCTTTAGGTCTAGGTTCCGTTTGGTAGGTACTGGAGGTAAGTCCTCGGTCCCTATCTTACTAGCTGCATGGTCATACAACTCCTGCATAACGTCATGCTTCTCATACATATCTACGAATGACTCACGCAGTACCTCGCCAAGCTTTGGCATGTTAGGACTGTGTGTTCCGTAGCTGTCATGTACCATAGCAAAGTCCGTGATGCCTTGGTCATAACACTTGTTGACTGTCAGGGTTAACGCTGCTGCATCCAGCGAGTGGATGAAGTTAGGCGATGCACCTGAAGCAGTCTTACTCTTGCTGATTGTACCATCCTTCTGGTGTTGGTATGCCAGCTTGATGATACTCCCGTCGATGTGTGTCTTGATACGTCGAAGCTCAAGCTCCGGGTATGCTTGACGGACCATCAATCCTGTAGGTGTGAACCATTCCATTGGCTCGTTGTGTTTAGCGTAGGCTCTGCCCACATCCTTGATGAAGTTCATTACCTCACGTGCTGCTGTGATAACCGTACCAATAGCAGCCCACACATGACCTGCTAGGTACAGTGAAGGTGTGAAGTAGTCATCACCCCAAGGTGAGTGTGCTCCCTTCGCTACCTTCTCCTCGATAGCCTCCTCGATATACCCTCGACAGGCGTGCTGTGTGCCACTGTAAGGGACAATCATGACAGGTCGCTTGGTTATCTTACGGTCGATGCCAAACTCCAAGCACTGCTTTGCCATGAGGTTGCCAGCACGGGCATCAGCCTCGACCAAACGCTTGGTCTCATTAGCTACGTCAGTGTAAATGTCTTTAGGTAAAGCACTAGGTGTTAGGTTAACTGCTGCTCCCCCTCGCTCGTCCCTTAAGATTGCTGATAAGTGTTGAAGCCCGTTGCACGTACCGTCTGCTGCACAAGGTTGATGTGTGATAAACCCACGCCCTTTGCGTAGCCATCCGTAGAACTCGAAGACCCACGCCAAGAATTGAAAGGGTTTGTCTGCCTCGGTCCACCAAAGAAAGTCTAGTGGGTTCTCCGCAGTACGTACAACGTTGTCCACGTTGGCATACGCCCAGCGCACACGTTCCTTCAGCGAAATCTTGTCCTCTCCGAACGTGTTGGCCCCGTGAATTGCTAACCATTCTGCATCCTCCTTACTGTTGATGGGCATACCATTAGCAAACTCGATGGTTGCCTTACCCCAGTCTGCTACCTGAGGTGACATGAAAGACTCGACCGGATACTTACGACCCCGGAAGTCTAGCTGCCACACGAACCAGAACTTGTCATGCTTGCGATAGTCCTCTGCCAGTTGGATGGTACGCTCCACTTGGATACGCTTTGACATCGACTTAGCATTGAACTGGTACACACTGTTGCGTCTCTTACGCCAGTTCTTAAACTCCTCACGCTCCCAATCAGAGAGGTCAGCAGGTTCCTTGTCGAACGGGTAAGGTGGTAGTGCTAGGTCATTACGTGGAGGTAGACCAGCCCATTCTTCACCACTATCCCATACTGTACGTAGTACCTCGATGACTCGGTTGTTAGTGCGCCAGGGTGTGCGCTGTAATGCATTCACACATTTGTACTCTTGAGACAAGTCAAGGTTCTCAAGGTCTCTTAGGTATTGTCTACTGCTCTTTCTCATTAGTGTGCCCTCACAAGTGGTAGTCTATTGATAACGTCTGAGTAGTAACCTCCTCCCCATACTCCTTCCCAGTCCTTGGGTTCGACGATGCAAGGTGAGTACCGTGGACGTTTAGTCTCGTTGCACTCGTTAAATTTGCTAATCCATTCGAGGGTCTCAGGTGTTGCCTCCACGAATGTAGTGGTTTTATTCCGTGCCGTTGTCTGTCTACGCAGTGAGATGATACCCGTTGTAGTGATGATAACATCCACCATTCTAAGACCTACATGGATACGCTCTTCATTACCCCACTCGGTATTCTCGTAGCCGTCTTTGTTCATCTTATGAGTAAGACCATGACGTTTGTTACGTCTGCCTGAAGCAGTCTTCTCGTTGGCTTGGTGTATCACTGATTTGGCCTTGTCACCCTCGGCTTCAAGCCACCGACTGATACGGTCTTGGTCCTCGATGTACATACCAACTGCACGTGCTACCTTCATGAGACTGTATCGCTTACTGATACCATCGACGACAGATATCAGAGCGAGGTAAGCTACCTGCTCCGGGTTCATGTCTCGTAGTTTTTTACGAGCGATGTCTCTATTAGAGGTTGTAGTACTTTGTAGTACACGCACACCGTCAGCAACCGCATTAATTACTGAGGATATCAAAGCACGCCCATGTGCTGTCTTACTTTCAAGTCCTTTCTCAAGCATCTTGTTGTTCTCATGGCTGTACCTACGCACGCCTTCGAGAACCATCTCATACTCCAGCATTATCTGGTCTTCGATTGTGGGCATATCTGTTCTTGCCTCCGTTAATGCCACGTGTCATGCCACGGCTGTGACAATCCACAAAAATGTCTACGACAGTGTAAGGGTTATGTTTAAGCGCAGAAAAGTGTGGGTTAAGCCCTTATTTTACTGCACTAAAGTGTATCTTACGGTAGTGTAACAATTACCCGAGACCTTTTAAGTGGTGCGGATGGTGGGACTCGAACCCACACGCCCATACAGGCTTGAGATTTTAAGTCTCATATGTCTACCATTCCATCACATCCGCAGTCACATTGTCACAGGTATTGTCACAAGTTATCGCTCCAAGACACCTACAACTTCTTGTAAATGCTTCGGGGCTAAGTGAGCGTACCGCATGGTGGTTACAATCGTCTTGTGTCCCATCCATTCCTTCACATGTGGAAGTGGTACACCACCTTGGACTAACCTTGAGCAAGTAGTATGTCGGAACGTATGCCAGACCACATCATCAAGTTCAAGGTGATTCCTTACTCTCTCCCAAGTTGAGCGAGTCCATTCACTTGACTTATACGGGAAGAGATAATCTTCATGAGTTTTCGAGCGAGTCTCCAAGACTCTTCGAGCACGATTAGTAAGAGGCACAAGACGAGGACTACCATTTTTTGTTCTCCCTATATAAAGACCTTCGGTGTTGAGGTCACGTTTACGTATCCGACACATCTCTGAGTGTCGTATGCCAGTGTCGATTGATACAATAGCTGCATCCATCACATCGTATGCTCCCCACTGCATGAGCGTGTTGAGGATATGTTTCTCCTCGTCATCAGTGAGCCAGCGTATGCGGTTCTGTCCTTCCTTCTGACGATGGATGACAGGCATAGCCTTGAGCTTACCTACTTCATGAGCATAGCGTAACACCTTCGACAGTGCAGCAAGCTTGCGGTTAATCGTACCGTTGCTCTTGTTCTCACGCTTCAGGTCAAGGATGTAGTTGTCGATGACCTGCGTTGTCATGTCATTGATAGGAAACTTAGGTCCGAAGTACCTGGTTAGCTGTCCTATCATCTGTATCTGCTTCTCTTCTGACTTCGAGCCTTGCCAGAACATAGAGTAGCACGCATCACATGCTTCTCGCAGTGTTGTGTTGGTGGTACTGGACCCCTGCGTCTCAGGGACAGGCTTGCCATGCTTGATAGCTTGCCTTGCCAGTGCCTCCCATGCCGTAGCATCTTCCTTAGTGGAGAAATTCTTACGGTGTCGCTGACCGTCAACCATGAAGTCAGCTTGCCAGTTATTACCACGTTGTTTAACTGTCATTGTTACCCTCCAGTGATTTAATTACACGCTTACCTTTAGCAGTAAGCTTGATAAGTTTTTGAGTCCTATTCATAGGATTCTCAACTGCTTCTACCAAGTCATGACCGGGACGATTATGTCTACTCCACTTGCTTAGGACTGCGATGTTCCTCGATGCGCTTGCCGAAGTGAGACCAAGATACTCCCCGACTTCTTTGATTGAAGCTGGTGTTCCGTTGTTGTCCATGCGTGCCACGTATATCAATGCCAGCATGGTTTGAGCTTGCATTTCAGAGTCAAGCTTTCTGAACTCCTCTATGCAACTGCTTAACTTTAGTAATGTCAGAGACAATTATCACTAACCTCCCTAGTTTGATAAAGATGTCCTGCTCATCCTTATAGATTCCACATAATAGCATCCCTGTGATGAACTCACAAGCGAAGCTGTTGCCCCAATGTAATATTATTTCATAGCGTCCCACACGCACGTAGTTTTTCCTCTCTGTTAGCTACAAGGTAAAGAATATATCGCCGTACTCATCGAGTATAACCCAGCGATATGAATCGAGAACAAAAGTAGAACATAACTCCTCTCGTAAATCAATCATAATATCTCCTAGTTAGTAAGGTGTACTTAAGTGTACAACCCTTAGCGTTGAAACATTTTGTCACGGTACTCACAGAACATCTGCATGAACTCGTCACTCTCATTGGCATGGTGCCACA